TAGGTGCTAAACTTGCAGCGCCTACGCTTAACCCATGGCTTGTAGGAGCCGCTGCTGTTGGCGGTGGAGCCGTGGGAACCTTCAGTGGTTCTCTTGCTTCAGACGCGCTCACGGGTGACGATCTCCAGTATGTTGAAGCAGTTGAAAAGGCAGCTATAGGTATAGGTCTTGACATAGCTACTCTAGGCGCCGCACGTTTACTTAAAGGCGGCTATGCTTTAAGTAAAAAAGCTTTAGGGCACACGCCTGAAGAGACTGCGGAGCTGATACTTAAGCAAGCTAGGGAAGGCATGGAGGCAGGCTCTCGTGAATCTTTACAGGCCTCTCAAAACATACTTACAAGCCGTAATGCTTCTTTCTCTCGTTCACAGACGGGACAAGCCAGTGCTTTAGAAATTATAGCTGAGAAGCTAGGAGCATCAGGTATGGTTTCACAAAAAACTACGCTTGACGAGGTAGCACAGGTAACCAACGCTGTACGTGGCGCGTTAGATGACGTTATCAATAAAGTACCTATGCGTGGTGAGGCATCTCCTCGTGAGATAGGTGAAGCCATGTATGACACAATTAACGCTGGACGCTTAGCACTTAGTGATGCTTACGGGAACAGTCTTGGTGTTATAAAAGAAACCCTGAGTAATAAAGTTGTCAACACAACGCCTATCAAAAAGAAATTAAACGCGTATTTAAACGCTAATCTAGTCAAAACAACAGGCGTTCGTACAGTTGAGTCGAAAAGTGGAGCACCTTACTCTTATTTATTAAAGCCAAAAACCGAAGTAATTTCTAAATCAGAAAGTTCTTTAGACCCTGCCACTACTAAGTTTATTAATGAAAAGATGACTGGCTTGTTACAACTCCCTAACATGAAAGCAACAGATGTGCTAGAAGTGGATCGAATGTTGTCGGCAGAGATACGTAAGTTTGGTGACGTAAACTCAGGTTTGTACAACACTATAGCACAAAAAGAACTTGGGGATGTTGTAGACATTTTAAAAGACTCCTTTATAAACACTATTAAACAGGCGGACACCGCAGCAGCGGGTGACTACGCGATTTTAAAAACTAACTATAAAAACGCAAGAGAGAACTTATTACCCACTATAAATAAAAATGTCATTAAGAAAGCAGTAGATGATGATTACGTTGCTTTAGGAAAAATGCTTACATCACAGTCTAACACTAGTAAAGTTAGAGAGTTTATGAAAAGTATTGACGAATCGTATAAACAACTGGGCCGCGTCGAAGGACTGCCTTCCGACATACCCTACGCTTCTGCTGCTGAAGCTAAAGAGATTATAAAGCAAGGCTACCTTAAAAATATTTTTAAAAATATAAGTTCTGCCGAGTTTAACGTCTCCGATTATCAAAACTTAGCAGCTAAGTATAGCACTCCAGCCAACGCTGACATGTTAAGGACAGTTACAGGCGCGGACTACCCTAGAGTTAAGCAGCTTATGAATGCAATGTCAGAAGCTGCTAAAAACCCAGACGGGAACTTAGGTACTCTGTTCTTAAGAGGGAAGGAGTTCGCTGGTGTAGGTGAGGTATTAAAAGGAGCAACAACTGTAGCTGGTTACGCTACAGGCGGTGTTTTAGGTGCTGCTTTCAGCTTAGCTGCTGTCTTAACAGCTCCTGTTTTCTTAGCTAAGGCCGCTTTTAACCCTAAAGTAGTCAACAAGCTGTTGGCCTTTGATAAAGCTACTTTTAAGACAGACTCTGCAAAAGAAAAAGCAATGGCTGTTATCATCGATGACTTAGTAAGAGGCATGGGTGAGTACGAGGCAGCTAAGTTTAGACAGGACATACAGAAAGAAGTAGACAACAAACAACAGCAATAAAAAAGGGGCCGCAAGGCCCCTAAGTTTTACTACAGTTTTATGTACCAATAAATGCTACTTTACTACACTTATTGCACCCTAAACTATCTCACATGCTCCACCAGTACATGCTAACTCTTGTGATCCTGTGGTGTTGTCTTCACTTTCGAAGTATACAAGATCATTCCAATTAACACCTTGTGGCATTGCTGCTAGTAACTCTTCGTATTTCTCAGCAGTAATGTCTTCATATGGAGCTTGCTGATACGTATGGTCACTTACAGGCAACAGACTGATACCGCTACAGATGTCAAAGTTATCCCATATCCACTGTGCTACTTGCAGGAACTCGCTATCTGTATAGTATACAGTGATACTTGGCTTATGCTCACACCAATGATTCTGGTAAGTCTTCCAAAGTGCTAACTGCTCCATAGCTCCTACCATCTTCACTGTCGTGCTGCCCTTGGGTGCTTTCACAGGGAAACCAAACACTAACGATGTCTCTGACATAACGTCCTGTTCAACTGGGAACCCTGCTGCTGACATGAAGCTTGCAAGCGGGTCTTTCTTGTCTGAACGTACACGGCGAATGTAATGCTCAGAGAAGCGAGGGTGAATGCCACTAGCACTGTCAACAAGCTGAGAAACAGTACCACTTGGCTTAACAGCAGTAACAGCCGTAGACTGGTTAATGCCAAGCTTCTCAGCCCACTTCTTATTGGTTGCAACAGCAACATCTCTAATTTCCTCTAGCCACGTAGCCAGCATAGGTGAGCCGTCAGAGCGACTGGTTACTTCATGATCCATAATGCCTGTCATGCTCACGCCTAGCAACGCCTCTTCCTCAGTGTTCTTCTTCCAACAGTTACGCAAGTATCTAAAGTCAGTCAACGTGGCCTGTAGTGTACCTATGATGGCAGCAATGTCAGCCTTGGCCTTGAGTGTCTTGAGTGTGTCATCTGCACGTACAACAATCTCCGATAAATTGCAAAACTGGTTACTGCGTAAAATTATCTCACTGCAAGGGTTAGTTCCGAAGTCATGATTAGGATCTCTACGTCCATTACGTGCTGCAATCTTCTGAGCTGCTACACGGCTAAACAAACCACGCTCGCCAGCCTTAGACTCATACAATGTTTGCATCTCGTTAAGGAACGCTTCAAAGTCTGGCTTTTCTGTGTAAGCTACAGAGTTGTTAGCAAGTCTACGATGACCTTCCTTCTCCCACCACGCACCTGACTTAGCTTTAGCCATGCGGCCATCAGACAAGTTAGACAAGCTAATCAAAGCTGAACGTCTAACGCCACCTACAACTACAATATCAGCAATCTTACATACAACATCATGACACTCAATGCTGGTCAGCTTGCGGCCTTCAGCCTTCTGGAAGATACCTACACAGAAGTGGAACAAATCATCAAGGGGCTGTGGGCCTGACGCTCGACCACCAAAGGTCTCTAGTCGCTCACCTGCACCACGTACACCGGACATGTCCCACTTAGGGATCTTACCTGCGTACAGCATAGCAATTAGCTCACGGAACGCACTAGCCCATCCTACCTTGCTGTCACCTACTACAATGGTTGTGTCGGACTTGTGGAAGGACTCAGCAACTACTGGCAGCTTGGTAATGAAGTTCCGTTCAACACTAAAGCCTACGCCTGTGCCACACATAAGCACATACATCAGCTCATCAAAGCTACGTGGTGAGTCAATGGCTAGGTAGGAGCAGTTAAAGCCTGCTACGTTGTCCTTGTCAAGTGCTACACCTGCTGTCATAAGGCAGCGCATTGATGGCATTACTTCTAAATCATGGATAGCTTTAAACAGCTTCTTACCTGTCTTCTCATCGATCTGACCACGGTTAGACCAGAAGTCTACGTAACGCTGTACTGTCTCTGCCCATGTCTCTCTACGGCCTTCCTCTGGCATCCAACGTGCATATCTACTTTTATGTATAAATTGTTGATACTGATCCATTATTGCATATCCTTTAATTTAGCTTCTTTAAGAACTTCATTGACAGTTTTGTACAGTTCTTCCTTTTCCCTTGTCTTCTTACCAAAGATAGCATCGTAGTTATCTTCATACTTCTTCTTGTCTGTGGGGCGGGTAGTAGAACCCTTGCCCCCATGTGTTTGCCCTGTAGCCATTAACTGTTCTCCTCCTCCACCATATCCGTTAGCTTATGCAAGTACCACCCTGCTTTCTCTAGGTCTTCTACCTGCTTACCTTTGTAGTCATAGCGCCACAGGTACTTCATGCAGTTACCCTTGAGGTAGCCTTTAAATGCAACACTGGACATGGATTCCTCTATTGCATCAATACACTCAATGTTGCCGGTGTTATAGTGGTCAGGGTTGTTTACTACGTCTGTCTCTTCATCATCAAATATGTACGAAGTAAGCTCTTCATTCGACATATCAATATAAACCTTCATCATTGACTCATCTATTGTAGGCTCTATTGCTGGTGATTGCTTGCGCAGTCTATCCCAGTCTTGTGGTGTTGCGTTATTAATGCTCATCTTCTACTTCCTCTTCTCTATGCCTAATTAGTCGGTCTTCAAAAGCGTTCAGTAAGTCTTCACTTGTTATATAGAGTGTCTCTAAGATAAGCACTTCATCACTGTCTCTGAGAAAAGCTTCTCTGTACTCTTCAAATGTATAGGCCATTAGACTTTCTTCCTTTTAATGTACTTGGTCAGTTCCTTGGCTGTGTCTATAGTGTAGTGCTTAAAGCCTTGCTTGTCACACCACTCACCCATCGTTATCTTACCGCCCTTCCGTACCTTCTTGTGTGGGTTACTAAGTACAAACACTAGCTCCCACTCCGGCATTGAGTCTCTAATAGCCGTATACTTCTGTGTGTCACCTACTCTAAAGAACCCTTTACATTCGATCAGCACTGCCTTGTCTTCGTGTACGAAGTCCGGTAGGTACTTCCTGTGTGTAGTGTAGGGCAGCCCGTATGGTTCAAACAAGTACTGCCCATCTAGTTTCTCTGATAAGTTCTTCTCTAGTCCTGACCTAAAAGCCTGTTTCATCTAGGACATACTCCCTTACTCGTGGTTCATTGACTACCTTGCAAAGATACTTAGGCCCGTAGGCGTAGCTAAATACTCTCATCTCAGGGTAGCAATGTTCTTTAAACTGACAATAAGAACAACCAATTGCTAACTTCATGTTACCTGACTTACCATCTGGTATAGGCTCGTGGCAATACTCAGTTGGCTCTGGCCCTAACACAAGGGCTTTGATGTGTTCTATCCTGTCAGTGATAGGGACTTTAAGCTTCTCACTAGCGTTGTCTACTAAGTCATACTTAAGGTAAGTCAAGTGTCCGTTGGCTTTGTCCATAGCTAACCAACCAACCTTAGTCTCGCCACAAGAGTAGGCATAGGCTTTGATCTGATCGATGTAACCAAATGGATCGTCATGTACAAGACTACCATCCTTAAACTTCTTAAAACCAAATGCACTGGCTGACTTAACGTCCGTCACTATGCCATCAATTGAACAATCCATGTGACCTACAATGCCGTCTACCTTACACACCTTCTGCTCATCCGTAACTGTGTGTCCTGCCATCCGTGTCAAGAAGATTAACATCTCTTCAATCAAGTGACCATACATAAACTTGACATAAGTGTGTGGCTCTATCTCTTCCTTGTCAGTGCCGTTGTAATGATTCCAAAGGTAGCGGTCAGTGCGGCCAATGTTCGACAAGCGTAGCTTGCGGTTATCCTCTCGCTTCTCCCGACCAAACTCTGTACGCATTAACGCCTTCACACCTTCCCCAAACCTCTCTATCTCTTCCTCTACGTTTACAGATGGGTCAGCGTCCTTGCTTTCCATCATGGCGTAGATGTCTGCCACTAGATCTTCAACATGCTTCGTCATATTGTTCCTCCACTACACCATCTATAATACGTTTAGCCATCTCTACACTACACTTGAACCACTCATTCCTTTGTTCAAACAGGCCACCTAGTCTAGCGTGTGTCTCTGCTTCTGTAGCCCTGCGGTCTGCCGTGTCTACTACATGTGCTAACTCATAATCTCTGTAGGGTGAAGATGTTTGATAGTTACCTGCTCTATCATTAGCATCTACAGCCATCCCAACTTTAACCCAACCTTCCCAAGCAGGGTTGGTAATGATGTACACCTGTCCTTGTGGGCTATCCTTGAAGTTCTCTAAGGAACTAAAGGCTGCATCTTCAAACCCCTTGTAACGTCCTGCTTTGTACAGGGGGTGTGTCTTTGGTACGTACTTACCGTTTACCCACATCCTTGCAGGGTTGCTCTGAGGATTGTTGTACTTTCGGTCAGGGTTGTTACAGGCTTTACATGTTTTTATATTGTTATTTCTATAGTAAGCCGTCCAGTTATCTTCTCCTAACTCTACATCACAAGCAGCGCACTGTAAGCTAGTGGGTGTCCGCCCAACTGTTGCCAACTTTGTAGTCTCCTGCAAGGGGGCAGTTGAGCTTGTAAAAAAGTCCTGCTGCTTCGACACAACTGGTTGCAAGTCTTCCAAAACGCTCTGCGTCTTTCTCTCTAACTTCTGTTTGGATTTCATCATGTATGTTTCCTATAATGTGATAATCTATACCCCATATTGTAGCATACTCGTCAAGCAAACACAATGCTTTCTTCATTATAATTGCACCTGCTGACTGGAGTAAACTGTTTAGCGCCGCGTGGCTTGATCGTATAGCGACCCTTCTTCTATCCAAGCCAAGAACATAGCCTCTTCCAGATGCCACCCCAACTCGCTCTCGTAGTCTTCCAAGAGCAGGCGTATTTCCAAGGAACTTTTCCTTAAGTCTTTTTCCAGCCTTTGCAGATCCTCCAGTGATACTCCCGATCTTTGCATCTCCGGCCCCATATAGGAAAGCGTAGATGAAAGTCTTTGCCTGATCTCTAGTTTCAAGGCCCGCAGCCAACTGGTTTGCCGTGTGAATGTCTCCATTGAGTATTTCATGTGTGTATCCTTCATCGTTCATATAGTGGGCCAGCATACGTAACTCTAAGCCACTGGCATCCATACCTACTAACTTGTAACCCTTTGGTACAGTCCAGACATCTCTACATTCACGACCATAAGGCGAGTAGACTGCTGGTACTTGGCCCATGTTAGGGCTTGAGTGTGTCATACGGCCTGTTACAGCACCGTTAGCATTTACGTAACCATGTACTCTACCGTCATCCTGTACTGCGTCTAACCAGCTCTGTACCTGCGCGATACGCTTTTGGATCATCAGGTACTCGCCAATCAACGCTGCTTCCGGTATCCCCTTCACTTTGCGTAGCACTGCCTCGTCAACGATGGGCTGTCCTTTCTCAGTGAAACTGTCGGGCTTCCAGCCGTAGTATTGTAAATGTCTACCTATCTGCTGTCGTGATCCTAAGTTGAACACAGGGAACTCTATGCGGCTGAACGAGCCTTGTACTTTTTCCCAGTCGTCGCCAAGAAACTTGAGTCCAACAACAGACTGCGTACCATCTTTTTTAATCTTGGGTGTAACTTGTTTGACAAATGTCGGTAACGGTTTGAAAACCTCATGCACTTTGTCTTCCAACTCATACTTCTTCTCCTTTAGCTCTGCTAACAATATAAAAGACTTCTCTTGATCTAACGTCCAGCCTCGTTTAATTTGTCTTGCAATAATCGCCTGTGTTTGATGCTCAAGTACAAGGCATGGGCTTCCAAAACCAGTAAGTTCGTTGAGCAGTATCTGGTACACACGTTCATTAAGTGCAACGTCTTGCTTACCATAGTCCACCATAGCTTGAGAAAAGTTAAGCCAATCATCATAATCTCCTTTGGCAAAGTTTAACTTGTCGCCCCAACTCTCTAATGAATGACCACCGTCTCTTGAGGGTTGTGACAACCTTGACATCACTAATGTATCTACTACTTCACACTTACTAAAGTCAGTACCTAACAACCTTTCGCAGACAGGTATGTCAAATGCAATGATGTTGTGACCTATTACTTTACACTCGCCCATATCTTTTATGTACTGACTAAAGGTAGAGACTGTATCGCCTGAGAACAGAACAAACTCTTTAGTGTCTCTCTCGTAGGCCCATACTAGCCACACCTTGCTAGGGTCTAAGCCATTTGTCTCAATGTCAAATACTATTTCCCGCATTTAGAACTCCGCGTTACTATCTTCTGATATAGGACAGGCAGTTTCAAGCATTCTACCTGAGTCCTTATCATAATACAGGTAACAGGCAGGCCCTGTCAACCCCACGAACCTGTTTTTTAACACTCTGACACAAGTCGTGTTCCGTACTTGTGGGTCTGGATGCTGCTGATCACGTTCTAAACCAATAACTATATCACTAAGCTGTGCGATAGCCGCTGATCCTCTAAGCTCGCCTAAGCTGATCTTACCGCCATCCTCGTGCGCCTTCTGACCTGATGGTCGGCGTAGGTGTGACACTAAGAACAAGCCAATGCCCGTCTCTTGTACTATCTTGCGTAGGTTGGTCATGATACTGTCGATGGCTTTACGCTCGTCTCCGTTATCCTGATCCGATACTACAATACTAAGGTGGTCTAGGATGATCCACTTGCAGTCTAAGCCTTTAGCCATGTATCTGATGCGCCCTAGCAGGTTGTCTTCACTGGTACTGCCCCAATGATCGAACATAAAGATACGCCCTGAGCCTAAAGTACGTTCCCAATAGCCCCGCTTCTCTGCTTCCGTGACTGTCTTGTCAAGGTGTAGCTGCTTGTTGGCCTCGATTGACATGATACCTAGAGCAGTCTTTGGTATATCTTCCTCTAGTGCTAGGATACCTATGTTATCTTCCGTAGCGCCTAACAGGTAATGCTCTAGCTCTCTGACAATCTGTGACTTGCCCATGCCTGAGCCTGATGTGATAGTCACTAGCTCTTGCCGTCTAAAGCCGTGTGTGTACTCGTTAAGGCATGACCAAGGGTACTCAATGGACTTGACATCGGACTGCTTTATGATTGCTTCCCATGTCTCGTCACCTGCAATGATGCCATCAGGACGATATCCCTTAGCGTTCCACCACTCCTTAACAAAGTCCGCTACCTTGCGAGCCTTCAACATGTCGCCTGCGTCCTTCATAGGCAACGTGACGTTCTTAGCTTTGTTAGGTGTGAACAGGTCTAGTACTGATCTTGCTGCTTCCTGTCCTGCTTTGTCATTGTCAAAACAGATGACGACATTATCAAAAGTCTCTAGCCATTCGAGGTTGGCTTTGATGTCTTTGGCTGCTCCTGCTGCACCGGATCTGATGCTGACTGCTGGCCACTTGCCGTCGAACATTTCGTTGACAGCCATTGCGTCCGCCTCACCTTCTGTGACCGTAATGTACTTGCCGCCACTCTTGAATGCCTGCTGGCCGAACAACCCTGCATTATCGAAACCTCCTGTAGCGTAAAATGATTTGTTATCTACAATCCGCACCTTGGTGCCTGTCGTGTTTCCCGTATCTTTGTCGTGATATGGATAGTGGTGTTTGGATATTGTCCCATCAGTACCGTACTCGACCGTGACACCATAACGCTTTGCTGTGTCTTGATTAATACGTCTATCGGGTATCGCTGCTACTACGCCTGTCATTTCTAGTGACCTCGCTGGTCGTGTGTGGATCTTTGTAACTGTGCCATCTCCTCTCTCGTAATGTGAACAGCCGCCTGAGAAACAGACGGCGTGTCCATCGGAGTACCTAGCCAAGTTATCCTTTGAGTGACATGATGGACATGACTCATGTTGGACAAATGTGGACTCCGCTTCCATTAAAAGTCCTCGCCTTCTTCCTGCTCTGCTACTTCCAATACCTTGATCTTGTTTAAGTAAGTACCAATACCGTGGACTGGGTGAGGTTGACCTTCAGCCCACAGCAGCCTGACAGTAGATCCTCTGCCGATACGTCCCATAAAGGGCTGACCATCTTTGTCCACGACAGGAACATCATACTTAGTGCTAAACTTGCGCTGTTTTGTTCCCTCGTACTCTCGCATTTTGACACCTTTGGCTGCCAAGTCATCCGCTACTGAGTCAGAAAGACTGATCACCACGGAGTACTTGCCAGTTGATTGACCCTGATACATCTCGTGGGTGTCTAGATTTTCAAATGCTAACTTACCTTCTACTACTGACATAACAATTACCTTTTAGGTTGATTTAGGTACTTAAGTACCCTTAGTGTTTAACTTTAATGATTAATCTAAAACTTTCCTTGGCTTACTTAAGTATTATAATCTAGATTCAACAATGTGTCAAGGTCATCTACAGCTATTTCTAAAGTATTACCCGATCCAGTAAATAGAGCCTCGTTTGAGTACTGTGAGCAGGTACTACATAAGTCTAGAAACTGGTTGACATCTACAGGATCTTTTCTTTTCATCTCATAGTCAGTCAATATTTGGTCACATGCTTTGCATCTACTCATGGCTAAATACCTTTTTATGTTCATAGATTACGAGGTCTACGCTTTGAGCATGATAATAGGCCCTTACGCTGTCCTCTACCCGCTGTTTGGCCTCTTCCAGTGTCATAGTGTACATCTCATGATCTACTAGCTCCTGAATCATGTAGGGCACTGCCTCATCGATGGGCTTGTAGTCGTACCCAATCCATTCTTTAATTTTACTCATCACTTAATCCTCTGGCTGTTTAGATACTCCATTACTTTGTAGGCTCCCAAACA